TGTGATCTAAATCATCTTAGGAAGATGTTAGGAACATGCGTTAGGAACATAAAATTCAACTAATGCATAAAAATTCACTTTTTCTGATTACCTACTACTGGCACGATTTTTATTTTTCTGTCATACCTCGCTGTTTGCCCCATGTTTTTATGCCCTGAAATTGCCTGTTTTTCACTGAGTGTCCCTTCAAGATCAGAAATACCCTTGGCTTTAAGGTCATGGAAGGTGAAATTAAAATCTAACTTTGGATTTGCCTCTTTTGCCGCCTCTCTGGCTTTGCGCCATCGACTGTTAAATCCATCGCGTGTATATCGCTGGCCGTTTTGTTGTCTGATGATGTAGACGCTACTTACACCTTGTTTGATCGGTAGTGATTCAGCCATGGCGATGGCATCACGTAATCGTTCGGACCATGCCTTGATTTGTTTTGCCCCTGTTTTACCCTGCCTGATGTATATCCCCGATTCTCTGAACTGATCTTTACGCAATGAAAGCACATCTGCTTGCCTGGCGAGACACAGATAAGCTATTTCCATCGTGGCCCGTACAACATCAGGTGCGACTTGATACACTGCGTTATATTCTTCATCAGTAATATAACGCTCTCTCGCTTCCTCTTTAAATTGCTTAACTCCCTTGCATGGATTACCTTTCACAAATCCCCGTTCATATCCCCATCGGTAAGTGCGAGACATAAACGTTTTTTCCCTGTTTGCTTGTGTCCTGCTACTCAACCCTCTTTTATCCATGTATTTTCTGACATGCTCTGGCTTTATATTGTCGGGGTGCATGACCCCGAAAACCGGTAGTAATTTCATGGCGTATTTCCGATAGTCCTTCTGAGTCTCTGTTGCCAAATCAATAAAATCAACCGACCTGAAAAAAGACTCAACAAGTGAATTTAGCGTTGGCTGGTCTTTTTTCTGATCAATATATTTCTCATAATTAACCCAGACATCCGCCTGGGTAGAGTCAAGTGCGCACAGTCTTATCGTACGCCCGTCCGGATGTTTGAAGTTATAAGCGCTAGGGCCTCGGAATACACGAGATGGCATCCAGTTGTCTGCGGCGTTCTTACGTTTACCTGCCACTATTCATAGCCTCAAAATCGGGCTCTTCTTTCTCTTGTTCTGCATGCTTGCCACGTAAACTGACGGGATTTAAAAAATGGCCCCAGGTTGTTTTCGGGTGACCATCCGGGCGTTCAATAAAAAATATTCCTGCCCGGCGCAAAGATTCACATTGCTTAGTTTTATAGTGATGACCGGTCAGCTCAATCATCTCCTCTTTCGTGATTATGTCGTGGTCGTTTCTCATGGTCTTGCCCCTGTATCATTCGGTAAATTGCTCTGTCGGTCTCAGAACATGCCCGCTGTATATCTTGGTCGGTGAGTTGCTGTTTGCGTACGCTGGCTGATAACTTGCCAATCTTAATGTCGAACTCGGTCAATAGCCGTTTGCCCGGCTGCCATGGCTGCATGATGGTTTCCCCTGGTGTTGGTTTACCACCATGCTAGCGGGGTCGGCTGATTATTTCCGATTAAGCAAAATCAACTTTGGATTGGTACTTTCCTACGCCTCCAACACCCCATAGCCAAACCGGTACCAAATGAAAACGCAGCTACAGCACTGACCTCGGCCCCATAGATAAAAATTAAGGCTGTTCCTGCTGTGATAAAGAATACGGCGAGTTGAGAACGGATCATTACCTGATCTCCTTTTCAGCGGTTGGTTGCGGTGGTGTGCTACTAATGAGCACATCTACCGGAAAATCGTAGTTAACATCACAGCGGCGATCAGTGTGGATAGTTCCTGTTCGCCCGTCTGGAAGTGTTATATACGCCAGCTCGTGCCGCTTTTGTGTCTTTCTTAGCATTGGTCTTGCCTCAATAATGCCCCGTTGGTCCGGGGCTGAATAAATTAACGAACCTGCAAAGATCTTGGTCCAATTTCAATGCGCGCACCTGGTATTGGGTTTTTAAACACCTCGCTTATCTCTTTACCTTCCTCAAGTGCTTTGGCTTCAGCCTCTTCCATTGCCTTTTTAATGGCGCTCTTGATTTCATCAGCTTTAGGGGTATAGATAATTTGGCTGGCGACATCGACATACTCATCAGGTAATGATTCCACATTTTCGACCACTAACTTCTCCCGCCCTTTAACAGCCGTAAACGTGTTTTGCGTCGTTTTTAACCCCTTCATTTCAGCCATGACAAGGCACTGAAGCATATAGTCGCGTAATTGCCCGGCGCTTGTTTGATAGCTTTTTTTGCGCCCGGCTAGGCGCTTTGATTCTTTGTCGCAAATTTCAGCCTGCCCCTCGATATGACGAACAGCGGCCATAGCCGAATCCAGTTTATCCCCCAACGAACCCTCGATCGCTTCCAATGTATCTGCGATCATTTCGGGGGTTAAGTCGTCAGATGTTTCCACAAATTCAAGAAACTTTTTACGGTCGAAAGCTAAATCTATAGTGCGTACACTCATGATGTTTTCTCCGCAGTATTTTCAAATTTGATCAGGCATTCAGCTTTAATTTCATTCAGCCGGCGCAAGCGGCCAGTCAAATATTTCTCATATTCTTTATCACCAATAGCCTTGGCATTTTTAATGTGAGCATCCATCACGCGAGTTAACGTTGAGCAAATTTTATTGACTTCATTTACTGTCACAGCGGAGCGCATTGTTTCGGTATTGGCTTTAAATTTATCATCCAGCTCTTCGCGTAAACGGACTGAATCCTCTGCTTTATTGCTAGCGTTTATAATGCTGAACTCGAGGCTGTTATCAGCGTTATATTCAGCATCATCAAACATACCCATGAATACATCAGCACTGAAACCAAGCTGTGCTAATGCCTTGGTAGTGGCATCGGTCAGGCTTTTCTTGCTGATCTCATCATCACAAGTAAACCCATATGTGCTTTGATAAATATGTTTTGTATGGCCGAATGCTGTGAACCTTCCCCGCATTTCCCCGAGGCGGTACCACAATTCAATTCGCATGGTGTGGTTCGATGTACGGAGGATCATTCCGTCACCGTCACGCATTGGTTTACGTCCAATTTCGCGGTTATTACTGTCGAGGATTGCTTCCATAAATGGGATGCCGGGTACAAAATCTTCGCTGATAATATCCACTCCCCAACCACTGCCGAAAGGCCCAAAAATTTCGGTTGCTCTCATCGCTTGATAAGTTGGGTTGATGCTGGTCACAGAGCGAATGATTTTGCCGTTCTTTTCTGTATCTTTGCGCTTTGTTCTCGCCGGGTCAGTGCGTTGTACTAATTTCCAAATACATAAATTATCTTGAGAGGCTTTTGATAGTTTCGAAATGTCATTATCAATTTGGGATGCTCGTTGTTGGAACGTATCTGTATTGACCTCAACTGTTGCCGCTTCGGTTGGCTGCGTTATTTCGGCGGCTATTTCTGATTGTGCTGGTTTCTCATCAGTTGAGGCGTAAACGCTGTAGCCCAACTGATCCAATGTCTCTTTAGCCTGCTGAGCGACATTATCAGTGATAGGTTCCTGTGCAGGATTTTCCTGTTCTGTTGCAATGATTGGCGGTTTTGTTTCAGTTTCTAGCTCAGAATTGGCAACCAGAGCCAGTTTGGTTTCACTGTTTGCCGCTGGTTGTGGTTCACCACCGACTAGACCGTCAATTGAGAACTTACCGTCACCCAAATTTTTAACTGCAGGTTGCGGCCCCTTGACAGCGAGACACTGTGAGATAAATTCTTTTCTAGCTGCGGCGTCCGTCAGGAAGATAGGTTTCTCTTTGCCCGCACGGACAACTTCAAAGATAGTTTCGCGTGGAATAGATAACGCATTATTGCGAACGCGAAATTCTGTGGACCATTTGCGCCATGCTTCGTCGTTACCATCCATAAGCTCTTTTGCTTGCTTCATTTCTGCTGAGTGTATTTCCCAGCAGTTAAAATCAGCAGGCACCAATGCGAGAGCAACTTCGAGATCAAGCGTTTTATATGTGTGCTCAAAGCTACGTTTAATTGACGAATTAAGATCAGGTGTATTTATATGAGTAACTTTTTTTGTCCCGGTTAACTCGTCACGATTGCTGGGTTCATTAACCCATTTTTCAGCAAAGTTACGCACATCCCTGAACCCAGGTATTTTGGGAAATTTCTTATTTATGGCATCAATAAGTTTTTTAATTGACTGCGGATACATCGCACCAATTGCAGGAATACAGGTGAGTGCCATGTATATCGAACTTATTTCTGGTTCAGCGTCGTCGTCATTAATTAAGTCATACACAAGTGATAGCTCATGTGAATCAATGTCACGCGCACCGTACAATATTACGCTCCCAACTTTGGCTCCAATACCCAATTTGTTGAAGTCTACCGGAGTCGTAGCATTGTCCTCTCTTACCCCCTCGTTAGGCAGCGGGGCCGCATTAGGCGTCCATACTTTGCCATCAAAAGTATTATCCTGTGCGAACTGCTCATCGAATTGGCCGATGCGGCCACGCGGTTGGCCGACAGCATCCTCACAGATTTTCGGATCAGTAAAGTTATCACCGGCTGCGGGGTAGGCTTCCCACAATTTACCAATGGCCAGTGCAGATGCCATTTTCTTATTTATGGCCTCCAGCGCGATAACCAGTGGTATAGCCCCATTTTTGAGAGCCGCTTTTTTCGGCTCGAATAAACAAATAAATACAGTCATGTTGGTCTTGCCTCTTTGGTTTTCAAACGGTTTTTGGTCTTGATATATGGCTAATTAAAAAGGAATTTCGGTACAGTCAGATACGTTCGCTGGAGTGGTGTGCTCGATGCAGAGCAACGCCTGAATCTGATCATCAATAAGGGATAGTCTCCGATGCGACTCCGCCGCGATTTGTTCTTTCTGACTACGGAGTGAATCAACCTTTTTACTGATAATTTCAAAAGGGTCGGGCTCGTTAAACGTAATCGTAATTTCGCGAGTTTCGAGTAACACGTACTTTTCTGAGTAATGTGACATGTCACACGCATGGACAATAAAGCGGTCATCTTTCGTTCTTGAATATGGATTGGTGTGTATGTAGAGCGTGGCAGTTAACTGTAGTGCTGTCATAGCAACTCCTGATATACTGATTTTAAGGTCGATGGCGTAAGCCGTTGGTCTTGCCTCTGTTAACGGGTTGGTCCCCGTTAGCTTCCCGGTTAACTTTGGTCGGTGACCCGGGGTAAAGAAGCCCACTTCGGTGGGTTTTTTTACATCTGTAATTTGGTGCCCATTACGCCGGGCCAGCGGGTCAGTTTTTGGTCTTGCCTCGCCACATTTTCTCGCTGTGGCTACGTTATGGGTTTGGGCTGCTGCGCAGTGGTAATCATGCCGAGCCTTGGCGCGGGGTTCTCCTCCCGTGCAACAGCCCAAATTCTGTTATTACAGTACTTTGACTACTTGATAATCCCGCCCAGTATTACGTGCGTAATCATCAGCTTCTTTGCGCGTTGGGTAAGTATTTCCGTTAGCCCAATGTCCAAAGTAGCGATATTGGATCTGGAATTTACCCGCTTGCTTTTTGGTTGCCTTCATAACATATCCCCGTGCCGTCTTCCCGGCTGCCAGAACGTACTAAACCTAAACTTGCGAATCATCCGGTGTTTCGTATGCCACCGGCAGCTACTTCGTGGGCATCCTGCCTGTTCGCATCGGCTGCTGTGCCGTGTTGATGAAAACAATTAAACACTTTAGTTGTATTTGTGTCAACAACTTTGGTTGTATTTTGTATTGTGTTGGTTTTTTTTTGTATTTTCTTAGCTTGAATTTGGTTATTTTTTGAATTTTTAGAGGTTAATCAAGTAATGGAGGCTGAGTTTAGATGGGGGTTTATGATGTAGGAATGCCCCTCCAGCGAGAAGGGGCAGGAAATCGATTACTATTTTTTCTTGTTTCTGAAATTATCATCCTCCATGCAATAATTATATGAATCCAAGATTAGCCCTGGTAATCGTAAAATGTTCTCAGGGCGATCTATTATAATTTGATTGCCGGGAGCTAGTTCAAGTCCTGCCCGCTCAACTTCTACGATAGCTTTTTCATCTAATTCAATTGGTAAAATTATCGACGGCCGCTGTTTGCTATCAAAATAACGTACAATCCAACGGTTTGATTTTCCTTGGTAAAGAATATTGTAATAACTGGCGGTGTCTTTTGCTGAAATATCCGCTTGTTCACCAAGTAAAATTTGAATATTGCTAAAAAATTGTCTTTCGTTATGTGTAGTAACGATATTTGAATTTTCAGGGTCGACCACTGGTGCGGTTTCATCTGTTTTTTTCAGCTCAGGTGCGAGTGCGGCTTCAATATCTTTGTCTTTGTTAGAGGCCATAGATAGCCCAGAAACAACCATTGCACTAACAGCTCGCTCTACTGCCATTTTTACCAATGGTGTAATTGTATCGAGGAACTTTTGGTTCAACTGCCGTTGTACGCTAGAGCGACTTGCAACATAGCGGACAAAGTCAGAATCGACATTCCTTAAGCTATCACTAATAACATCAGTAAATGCTGATAAATAAATGCTTTCTTCAGCTAAGGTTCGAAGTGCTTCCGGTTGGAACTGGTCGTGACGGAATTGATATAGCTGATGAGCATCAGAGTCCGATGCTTCATCTACATCAATCTGTAGGAATGGAGCGGCATCCATAATATTTCTTTGCTTAAGGTCAGTAAAGAAACGCCATTGGGTGCCATTGGTTATGGCTGCAATAGTAACCTCAGGTGTCGCGTTAAAATACCTAGAAAGCTGAGGGCAATGGTTATCAAGTTTTTGATTATAGCCCTTGGCCTCAATAAACATGACAGGAACACCATGGCAAAATAGAGCATAGTCGACTCGCTCACCTACTTTAACACCAGGGAAATCAGCGCCATATTCTGCTTTAACTTTTGTTGGGTCATAAGAGTTAAAGCCAAGAATATCTAACATTGGCAATATTAATGCCTGTTTAGTTGTTTCTTCGGTAGAACAATGATGGCTTACTTTTTTTACGTGATCAGAGTGCGCTCTTAATTTTTCAGCGAATATCTTCATATTTTCCTTTAATTCTTAGGTTGAATGATACTCCTACCCTCATTGGACTACTTAGAAGTGAGAGCTATCAATAATCTAGAACTGACCACCAAAACACGCGGCCAATAATTTCTACAGTTTCTCCATCAGCATCTTCATCTGGATGCTCGGCTTTATTAAAGCTGCGAATACTTAGTTTATTTCCTGGCATGCGATATAAAAGTTTAAGACGTTTTAATCCGTCTTGATTGATTGCATATATTTTGCCATCGACAATTTTTTTATTCGCACAATCAACAGCTACTGTCGTACCGTTTGGTAAAATTGGCTCCATGCTATTTCCATGGGCTGGAAAGCAAATGACATTCTCTTGCTGAGCACCAACTCGCCGCAAGGTAGATTTCGAAAAGCGAAGTTTAAAACCATTGTAGTCTTGATCACAAAAGCTACCATCACCAGCAGCAAGTTCAATATCACGTAAGAATGGCACCTCCACCTCGTCTTCGTGGATGGGGCAATTACTATCCCAAGGGATAATACTTCCCCATTCATTTTCTGTGGGAATACTTGATTCGTGACTTATTGTTTTAGTTGATTCCTTCATAGGCAAAACTCCCTCCCCAAGCCATTCCGGACGGACGTGGAGCGCACGGGAAATTTCCAGTAGCTTAGTGGTGCTCTGGCTTTTACCGGACGTGATTTTTTGTATAGCAGCTTGTGAAACTCCAGCCTTCTCAGCTAGTGCAGCCTGAGTTAGCCCAGATTCCTTCATGGCTACTTTTAATCTTTGTGCAAGTGTCATTCCCATCATCGCAAAATACAACCTTAGTTATACCCAGTCAAATCACTATTGTTGTTGCCTAAAAACAACTTTGGTTGTATATTCGCATTTAAATACAACAAAGGTGATTGAGATGGATAATGTAATTAAAACGGCAATTCAAATTGTTGGCACTCAAAAGAGACTAGCGGAGGCATGCGGTGTTACTCAGGCGGCCGTTCAAAAATGGTTATGCGGTAAAGCAAAAGTAGCCCCGAGAAATGTTAAGTCCCTTGTTGAAGCTACCAATGGCGAGGTACAGGCACATCAAGTTCGCCCTGATTTACCTGATTTATTTCCGCATCCAGAACCTGAAATTAGTCTAACCAAACCCCACACACAAATCTGATTATCAATAATCAATTTTCGGCGACAGGAGACGCAACGTGGAACAACAAATCAAAGCCCTTAAAGCCGAAGTTCAGGCGTGGGCGTCAGAGCGGGGGCAGGAGCATGTAGCTATCGAGATCAGCAGAATGTTTTTCTTGCTCAATATCAACACAGGTTCAGTTCGTCTCACTCCCATTGAAAACGGGCAGGGCGGCGCTGATTGGAAATCTATCAACAACAACCGGCAGCAGTTATTTCGCTGGCTGCGCGGGGATTCAAAAGCATCAATGCGAAAGGTCTTGGAATTATCACCGGTACTTAAAGCTGCACTCCCGGCAGAACGGCGGGCCAGAGTGAATGGCGAGACCGTGAATTATTTGGTTTCGATTGCCAGCAGAGAGTTTGCCGCAGCAATTAGCGCGGTTCTATTAGATGGCTGTGACATGTCACAAAGAATATCAGGCGCTGTTGCGGCACTTCACGCAATCAGACCACAACACCACCGGCTGACCACCGTCTAAAACAGAGGCAAGACCAATGCTTACATCTATCGACAAAATTACCTGGTGCAATGGGTTCAGGCTAAACGGCCAACCAGCAAGCATGGCTGACGTAGCGCTAATTTTTGCAGGGCGTCAGGTGGCCGCATATAGCGTGTGGGAACAGTACGAGCAGAAGAAAGCAGACCTGCGCCTGATGAACCTATCAGCTGACGATTATCAGTCTGCCTGTCGGCAAATAGCCGAAGCGCTGGGGATCTGACTATGAGTATGAATCTAATGGCTAAGGCCATGAGTATCAAAGTCGGCAACCCGTTACGTAAATTGGTACTGATAAAATTAGCCGACAATGCCAACGATCAGGGCGAGTGCTGGCCATCGGTTCCCTACATTGCTGAACAGTGTGAAATATCCGAACGCTCGGTACAGAATCATATCCAAAAACTGGTAAAGAATGGGCTGGTTAGGATTGAAGAGCGTAAATCTGAAAATGGCTTAAATCGCTCAAATGTTTATCACCTGCGCTTAAATTCCGCTGGTGCAAATGCTGCACCCTATGGTGAATCTCCTGCACCCTCTGGTGTAAATGGTGCACCGGTTAGTGGTGCAAATGCTGCACCCAGAACCAGTCACTCTTTTGAATCAGTCATAGATCCCAATACACCCCTTACCCCTCAAGGGGGAACTGAAAATATTCTCGCTGACGCTGAAAGGGCGTTGGCGTATTACAACCAACTCACTCACACCCGATGTGAAGACCCAGGGCCATTTGAAATCTTGCTGACAACAACCAAATCGCGCAAAGCCTATGCGCTGGTTGATTTGCAGTTGGTGACCCATTGGGTGGTCAGCACATGGAAACCCCGTAACGGCAAGTATGCCAAGCCTGCGAATATCTGCCGCGTGAATCGGTTCGATGGTTATCTGGCCGATGCCCGCGCATGGTCTGAGTCTGCAGGGCGGATTGATTGCGATGCAGTCATTGCTGCATACAACCGTGTGTTCAGCGATGTTTTGCCACTGGCTGAAATCGATCAAGACCGTAAGCACGCTATCCGCGAATTACTCCAATACCTCAAAACCAAAGACCTTGAAGCGTTTCAGGGCTATTTCGAGGCGTTTCGCGAACAGGCTCCGGTGTTTTATTTCGGTGGTGATGATGGTTCCCACTGGCGCGCCAATTTTGATTATCTGATGAAACCGGACGTGTTGAGAAAAACACGCGACGGTGCGCTATGAAACCTCAAGAATTAGAAGCTGCGATCCTTTCCGGCCTGCTGTATGGCGGCTCAACCCCCGATGCGCTGGAGGTGATTGCCACACTGCCGGAAGAGGCATTTAGCATCAGGATTTATCGTTCTGCCTATGCAGAAATTAAAAAGCAGGCACTGACCAAAGGAATGATCGATGTTCTGTTCGTCAGTGAGGCCTTGGGCGGTAGTAGCCTGGCGACGCTATCTGAAATTGTCCGTATGCCGGGTAACGTGGCGAACCTGAAAGGATACGCGGCTCATGCCCGTAAGACCTGGTACAGCCGAACCATGACCGCGCTATTTCAGACTGCGGCTGACGGTATCCGAGGGGCGAACAATCAGGAACAGCGTGATCAGGTGATACAGGGCGCGGTAACACAGCTAATTGATATGACGGCAGATAGCGGCGGCATCATCCCTGTGCATCTGAACGACTTGTTGCCCGGCTACATGGACATGCTGGATAAGCGCATGAATGGTGAAATTGAGTCAATGAACTTGCACACCGGCATTGACGAGCTGGATGCAATAACCGGCGGCTTTAACCCGCAGGACTTGGTGGTTATCGCCGGGCGTCCGGGGATGGGTAAGACCGAGTTTGCGTTGAAGATTGTTGAGGGGGCCACACAGAACGGCGGCGGGGCGCTGATATTCAGCATGGAAATGGCATCCCTACAGATGGTGGAGCGTTCCGTTGCCGGGGCCGGTAATTTGCCAGTGTCAAAATTGCGCGACCCTAAAACCTTATGTGATGAGGACTGGGCGCGTATTAACTCTGCGCTACAGGCATTAAATGGCCGTGATATTTGGATCGTTGATGCCAGCGAACTGACCATCGATCAGATACGGGCCATAGCGGAAACGCACAAACGTCGGTTCCCCAAACTGAGAATGGTGATGGTTGACTATCTTGGTCTGATTACTAAGCCAAAAGCGGAGCGTAATGACCTATCGATCGGCATCATTTCACGCGGGTTAAAAACACTGGCTGGCCGGATAAACACCCCGATTTTTGCCCTTAGCCAGTTATCGCGAAAAGTGGATGAGCGGCCACCGGGCAGCCGCAGGCCAATCAGTTCCGATCTCAGAGACTCCGGTTCAATCGAGCAGGACGCCGATAGCATCATCATGCTGTATCGAGAGGCGGTTTATAACGCCGATAGCCCTGCTGCAAGATTTGCCGAGGCTATCGTAACTAAAAACAGATTTGGCGAGGCTGGTACCGTTTATCAGGAATTTAAAAACGGCCACTTTCTACCGGTGGATCAACTGGTGGCAAAGGAAGCCAGCCGAATAGCAAAAGAGGCATCAAGGCCACCGGCCAAAGAAAAGAGTTATTCAACATCTAAATTTTAATCGCGCCTGACCAGCGCTTGAACTAACCCAAAAAGAGGCAAGACCATGAAAAAACGTGAACTAACCATCCGTGAATTAGCCGGCTTAATGTTAAACAAATGTATGAATTACGGGCAGATAGCTACAGCGATCAGCCTTAATTATCCAGATTGTGAAATGCCTATTGAGACCCTGCGAATTCGCGTTCGGAGCATGGTTATGTCACCTCATGTTGATATAACCCGCCGTAATGGGCGCAAGACGACATACACACTCAATAACATTACTGAGGAATTTATAAGGCTTTCTGAATCAAGAAATAAGCGTTGTTGCAAAGGAGGTCCGGAGCGCTTAACACCTAAGCGTACATCAACGAGGCTCCCTTTTGATGAAAAGGAAAGGGTGTATTGCTTACGGATATCAATAATAGATCAATTGTTGCGTAACGTACGCTTGGCACATTAACAATGACCGGGCAATCGGATTATCTCCCGCCCGGACTCCCGTACAACATTTGCCTCTGGCCTCAGGAATACCAGGAAAAGCTAAATCTTGATTTGAGGGCCAGCGGCTTAATCAAAAACCTGTACGAGCGCAGAACCAGCCGCGCCCACGTACTGGAAGCGATTGAACGGGTGCCGGTGCATTACCGGGAGTTTTTTAAAGAGCGCTTAAATTACTGGCGCGACCGCAGAGACCACAGAGGCGAGACCAAATGAATATTTCAACCGATGGCATGATTGCTGCAATTCGTTCAGCAGCGAAAAGAGTAGAACCGCGTGAAAGTGAGGTGCTAAACAGCATCGCTGATCGCATAGCGGAGCTGGTGGCATCAGCTAATAAGAACCGGCGCACAGCAAAGCACTACGAGCGGGAATGTTTGGAGTGGCAGGGGAAATATAATGCAGCAGAAGAGAAGCTACTCAAGCATGTTATGCTGCTGGAACGATACTCGTTTGACTGTGGAGTATGCGCAGATCCAAATGGCGAGTGGCTAGAATTAAACGACGTTAAAGAAGCAATTTGCGCAGGATGGTGCTGAATGATCTGGCCTACCGAAGTTCAGCAATGCGCCTCGTCAGTCATTCCTGTACACGCGATGAGTGAGCCAGAGCAACAGCAGCTACTGGCCAAGATGAACCAAATGTTTTTAAATCGAGATAATCCGCAGCACATCCAACAGGCTGCTCATGCCTGGGCGCGGCGCAAAGAAATCACAGTTGCACGACCTGATTTGCAGGATGGTCTGGTTGTCGTTGGGTTCGCTGGTGGCGGTGGTAGTTGTGAAGGGATCAAGCAGGCATTGGGTTATGAACCGCACATTGCTATGAATCATAACCCTGTGGCGATGGCTATGCATGCCATCAACCATCCTCGGACGCTGCATTACCCTGAGGATATTTTCAGTGTTGATCCGCTCATATCAACGGGAGGTTTACCGGTATTACTGGGTTGGTTTAGTCCTGATTGCCGCCATTTCTCTAAGGCCAAGGGCGGAACGCCAGTCAAGAAAGAGATTCGTGGTCTGGCATGGGTGGTGTTGCGCTGGGCGCTAGCGGTGCGTCCTCGCTTTCTGATGCTGGAGAACGTCGAAGAATTTCGCGGCTGGGGGCCACTTTTGACGGATAGCGAAGGTAATCACCGACCCGACCCCGCCCGTAAGGGAGAAACGTTCAAAGCATTTATTGGCATGCTGAGTGCTGGGATTGATGCTAATCACCCCGCACTGGTCGAAGTGTGTGAATTCTTGAAGATAGATATCAATGGCCCTGAGGCGGCAAGGCTGATTTCAGGGCTGGGGTATAACGTGGAACATCGGGAACTGAAAGCCTGTGATTACGGCACACCCACCATCAGGAAGCGGCTGTTTGTAGTTGGGCGTTGTGATGGTGAGCCGGTTGTATGGCCAGAGCCAAGCCACGGCGCACCCAACTCTGCTGATGTGATTACCGGTGTGCTGCAACCTTGGCGAACGGCGGCGGAGTGTATTGACTGGAGCCAGCCGACACGTTCTATTTTTGGTCGTAAAAAAGACCTGGCTGATAATACATTGCGTCGCATCGTCAAAGGGTTGCAGCGATTTGTTATCGATAATCCAGATCCATTTATTGTGCGGCTGGGCCAAACTGGTTTTGGTGGTGACCGCTTGCAATATCCGCTAGACCAGCCGCTGACCACCATCACCAGCAAGGCCGAGCATTTGTTGCTGGAGCCATATGCAGTGAAGTGCAATCACACCAGCACCAAAACCAAATATGATTGCTTCCGTGGGCAGTCATTGCGCGATCCGTTACAGACCATCACCAGAACGCATGGTTTTGCTATCGCTGCGCCGGTTGTTGTGCGTCAGTTTGGTAACAGCACGGCAAATGATATCAATACTCCACTGGGTACCGTTACGGCGGGTGGGGGCGGTAAAAGCCAGTTAGCCAGTGCAATACTGGCACCGCATATAACAAAATTCAGAACAGGTGCTATAGGCCAGCAATGTGATGAACCATTATCGACTATCACCGCCGGTACATCGGTTCGCCCTGGTGGTAACGGTCATGCAATGGGAATGGTTGCAGCCCATCTGGTAAAACATTACGGCGGCAATTATACCGGTGCCGGAATTGATGCTGATGAGCCATTGCATACCATCACCACCGTTGATCACCATGCGCTTTGTACATCTCACCTGGTGCAATTGCGGGGCACATGTCGCGATGGTAAACCCATCACTGAACCGGTACCGACTTTAACAGCCGGCGGTAATCATGTCGGGATGGTTAACGCGTTTCTAACCAAGTATTACGGTACCGGCGGCGCGGTGGATCTCTCAGAACCGATACACGCAGTGACGACAAAAGAGCGTTTTAGTTTGGTAGAAAACAATTTTGATGTAGAACCCCTGACCGACGAACAACGCTATAACGCCTGGAACTGCGCACGGCTGGTGGATCATTTCAGCGATTTACCGGGCGACTGGCATTTATTCCCCGCCCCACGACCACAATATCTATCTGTGGGCGAATACATCATCGTTGATATTTGTATGCGCATGCTGATTGCCCGTGAACTCTACAACGCCAGCGGGTTCCCACCAGATTACATTATTGACCGGGATATTGATGGCACCCTCTGGCCTAAGTCTGAGCAGGTGGCAAGGTGTGGTAATGCGGTACCGCCACCCTTTGCCGAGGCGTTGGTAAGGGCCAATATGCCAGAGCTGTGTATTTGGAGAATGGCAGCATGACAGACACCAAAGAGCGGGCTGCGGCTCGTAAACGCCTACAGCGGCAGAAAGAACGTGATAGTGGCAGCTATAAATTAATAGCGACGATAGACCAGCAAGAGAAAGAAATGCTACAACAAAACTGCGCTCTACGCCGCCCGCAACGTGAACCGTATGACATGGACGAATACATCACTATGCTGATCCGCAAAGATAACGCAGAGCTACAGTCGCAGCTCAAAGAGCAATCCGGGCGCAAGTGCGGGAAGTGTGGTGATGCTCTACCTGGTGATAGTCAGGGCTGCGCATTTATCGGTGAAAGTAAATGCTGGCAAACTCTTGGGTGGCATGAGACTAAATTAACGGTGTGACATGTCACATAATTAAAAGCTAACAAAATAGGATGTTGGCGGTTATTATTTTTAATATAACGAGAGTTATTACTGAATAAGTGTATTAATATAAAGTTAGTTGATATAATTAATTATCGGACTGAACACCCGATAACCTAAATATCGTGCTGCTGTGCCATACATCCGGGGGCGGAAATGGCACAGTATAGTTTTACTAAATCAACAGGTGGGATCTTAGTACCGGCCACGCCGGATGCTGAGGATTTCGTTAAAAATACCAAGCTGGGGACTATTGTCACTGGCGAATTTAAACGTGTGCGTAATGCGCCGTTTCATCGTAAATTTTTCTCGCTGCTCAACCTTGGCTTTGAATATTGGGAGCCAAAGGGCGGGGCGATATCACCATTCGAACTAAAATTCCTGCGTGGCTATGTAAGCCAACTTATTTCCTATGTTGGAAATGAGGGCGTACTTCATGAGATAGCTGACGATTATCTGGCGTTGGTAGCCGGTAAACGTGCTGCAAACTTATCTACTGCAAAATCATTTCATGCTTTCCGCCGTTGGGTGACTGTCGAATCTGGCCATTATGACCTGTTCGAATTACCGGACGGCTCAACGCTGCGTGAACCTCGCTCTATTTCATTCGCGAAAATGGACGAGCTGGAATTCAACGATTTATACAAATCAGTGCTGAATGTTCTGTGGACTTTCATTCTCAGTAAATCATTCAGTCATCCATCTGAGGCGGAGAACGCTGCCAGTCAATTAATGAGCTACGCGGCTTAGGGAGTGTCATGGCTAATTTACGCAAAGAGGCAAGGGGCCGTGAGTGCCAGATCCGTATTCCTGGGGTGTGCAATGGCAACCCTGAAACGGTGGTGCTCACTCATTATCGGCTGGCCGGTACTTGCGGTACTGGAATTAAACCCTCTGATGAGCAAGCAGCATGGGGATGCAGCATGTGCCATGACGAATGTGATCGCCGTACCCGCTTAATTGATGGCGACACTGCCCGTCTTTACCATGCCGAGGGTGTTATGCGCACACAGGCGGCATTGAGAAAGGAAGGCAAGATATGAACCAGGTGAAAAACAACTCAATGCGTAATATTCAACTTGTTCTTGAGCGCTGGGGAGTATGGGCCAGATATTCTTCAGGACTCGATTACTCTTCTATTGCAGCAGGATTTAAGGGATTAATACCTGACACATCCGGTCCTCAACAATCATGTTGTGATGACGATGGCTTAATTGTTGATGGTTGTGTTGCCCGGTTAAATCAATATCGACCTGATGAGTACGAACTGATTATACGGCATTATGTGTTGAATCAGTCAAAACGGGCCATTGCGCGGCAGCAGAAACGGGATGAAAGAGCCGTTAGGGTGAGCATGCAGATGGCCGAAGGATTTGTTGATGGTTGCTTGTCGATGATAGACGCTTGCCTAGAAATGGACCCTGCAACAATGAAATCAGAAATTTATGATAAAAGTGTTGGTGCGGCCGCAAAAACTGCATTAATGTGATAAGAGTTGGTTGTGCGGTAGCGCTTATCCAGTCAAATAAACCTCGCTTCGGTGAGGTTTTTCAATTATATCTATTGAAAACTTAAGAGGTTTCCTATGGATATAATTGAGTTACTGGCATTGGTTGGAAAGGAAGGCGCTGAACTGACAATCAATATGAATTCGGGTAAAGGGGGACTTGGCTGGATCACTGATTCGGGGCCGATATTGGTTGCTGTGGCTACTTTAATTTTTTCGTATTTTAATGCAAAAATAACTAAAGATACTCAAATTAAAACTGCAGAAATGCATGCTAAAACTGAGACGAAAGGTAAACTTCGTCATGAGTGGCTTATTAGTGTTAGAGGATACTGTGCAGAATATATGGCGACTGCCTTAACACTGCGCAATCTGTATCAAGAAGTTAATTTGGAAGATATAAAAAACAAAGAAATAAGTAATCCAGAAGAAGCAATGTGCTTGCTTGAAAATGCAAAAATATATCTTGAGTCCAGAAATAATTTCCTTTTGAAGTTTTATGAAAATTACTCTCTATTATATTTGTATTTGGATAGTGATGATTATAAACCCTTACAAACTAAAATAACGGTTCTGTATAATATTATTAGAGAATACAAAGGGGATTTTGTTGCTTTTGACTCCGCACATAAAGACGTTCTGATTGAGTCAAAAGAAACGCTCAGGAAAGAATGGGAAAAAATTCAGGAATCCTATAAAAGTTAATAGCGAATATTTAATCTAATCATTCAAGTAAAGCCTAGAACTAAGTATCTAGGCTTTTCCGTTTTAGCCCATCAGTCACCCAATCAACTCCACACTCATTAGCAGTAATGTGTGGCTGCACTGGTGGGCTAAATTCCTTAACTACGTGCCCAACCCGCTGACCGGGAGGGGGAGACCATGAAAATGAGCAATATAGCTTCTAATGCTTCCTACCTAGTGTCAGGTGGTAGTTTTATTTTTTGGGTTAAAGAGCTGATAGCCGGATTCACTCCTGATGAGTGGACGGTTATCGGCGTTCTTGGTTCGTTGTTCTTTATGGCCCTGACATTCACGCTTAATGCTGGTATCAAGATTTGGGATCGTCGCCACGGCTATAAACCGGATGGTGAGTGATGGCCTCGACAAAAAGCAAATTAAGCGCGGCAGTTCTGGCTCTGATTATGGCCTCAGCACCGGCCACAATAATTCTTGATCAGCTTTTGGATGAGAAAGAGGGTAACCGGCTTGTAGCTTATCCAGATGGAAAGGGGATTTGGACTGTTTGCCGTGGTGCTACTCAAGTCGATGGTAAGCCGGTAACAAAAGAGATGAAGCTATCAGCGGAGAAATGCGCTGCGGTGAATAAGCTGGAGGCTAATAAGGCTATAAGCTGGGTAAAGAAAAATGTCCGGGTACCGCTGACTGAAACACAGATTACCGGTATCGCGTCGTTTTGCCCCTATAACATCGGCCCGAGTAAATGTTTTACCTCCACCTTTTACCGAAAACTCAATGCGGGCGACCGTAAAGGCGCATGCGCTGAAATAAAACGCTGGGTATATGACGGCGGTAAGGATTGCAATATCCGCTCAAATAACTGTTACGGGCAGATAGAACGCCGCGCGCAGGAAAGCGAACTGACCTGCTGGGGGCTGGATGAATAAATTAACTGAAATACTCGGCGCTGCGCTAATAATCGTAATTTCTATACTGGGATATTTCCAAAGCAGAGTTACTACACTCAAGCGTGATGTAGTAGAAATAACATCAGTGGCTAGACTGCAGCAAAAACAAATACAACTAATTGAAATTCAACGACAAAACATAGCCGCTATCGATATCAAATATACCAAGGAACTAGCAGATGCCAAATCTGAAAACGAGCGCCTTCGTGCTGATATCGCTAATGGCACTAAGCGGCTGCAGCTCAACGCCAACTGTACAAAACCAGTGCCCAAAATCGCCAGTACCGCCAGCGTGGATGATGTTACCAGCCCCGAACTTACTGACTCCGCTCGAAGGGATTATCTCAGTCTCAGAGAGAGAATCGGAATTGCGACCAGCCAAATAGCGGGATTACAGGAATATGTCAGGCAGCAGTGCTTAAATTGAAAAGAAAAAATCTCCTTTGAATGAGAATTTTTCGTTAATTTAATTAGATATCACTTATAGAAAACAAGGTTTGGTTGTGTTAAGTGCCAAATGTTGGTGTAAAGTTGTGCCATTCAGTATTTGCACGGAAAGAAAGAATGGACGAAGCACATGGCAATTATTTAATCAGACCAATTAGAAAAATAGGCCAAGGAGGGTTTGGTTATGTAGAAGAAGTCGAACTCCGAAACATTAATGGTGGAATTTGTGGTATCTACGCGAGGAAGGTCTTTGCGCCACAGGAACCAGCATACCGTGACGAATTTATTCGTAGGTTTGAAAGGGAGGTCACCTATCAGGCTGATTGCTCTCACACAAACATAGTTCCTATATACATTCATCACTTAACTGGCGATGCCCCGTGGTTCGTCATGGATTTAGCTGAAAGTGATCTTGTTGCTGAGATTGCTTCTGGTAGGGTGACAATTAAGCAGAAGGTTACCGCTATTCGCATGGTGTTGGAGGGGGTTGCATATCTTCATGACCATAACTATTGGCATCGAGATTTAAAGCCCCAAAACGTATTAAAGTTTGCTGACGGGACTTATAAAATATCCGATTTTGGTTTGGTGAAAAATGCAGACAAACAAGCTGAATCAGAGGTTATAACAAAAGTGGCCGCAATCATGGGTACTGAGCGATACATGGCTCCCGAGGTGTTTGCAGGGATTTACTCCGATAAAACAGATATCTACGCGCTTGGTGTTTTGATTGAGGATATGGATATCGCCGCTGTACCAGGTATTGATGATTTGATAACTAAAAGCACTGCGAGAAAACCGCCAAGAAGGCATGTTTCTGTTCATGAAATGCTTGCAGACCTTAAAAAAATTGTTGAAGGGAATGGGTTATGATTGAGTTACTAACTTGCGGCTTGTTCTCGCGATCCAAAGAGCCTCGTAGAGAAAATCAGGATACTATTCTTCCACCGGTATTCATTAACGGTGGGCTTTTGATAGCTATTGCTGATGGCGTTGGGTCCTATGATGGCGCACAGAATGCTTCCCAGTCGGCCATCAAAAAATTGCCGGCTCTTGTGGAAAAAGGGAAATTGCAAGACATGTCAGATTTGTTTATTTCCCTGAAGGAAGGGATATCTTCCCTCTCTCAAGAAAATATTAAGTTTTCAAATGCAGCCACGACACTTACATTCTGCTTAGTGGATGATGATGGACTGCATATAGGACATGTTGGTGACTGTCGGCTATATGTAAAAGATGGCGGCAAGCTGAGGCAAGTAACGAAAGACCATACGCAACACCAAAAACTACTCGATGATAAGATTTATAGTAAAAGTGAATTAAAGCATCTACCAGGCAAACACACTTTAACAACAGCCATAGCTAACGCAATTCCGCTAGATTTTCAGCAAACTTTCATTCCGCATGACGATTTAATCGATGAAAAAGAAGAATGCTGTGTTTACTTAATGTCTGACGGAGCTCATGCGTTCTGGGATAAACGACCACGTTTTTCTTTAAATACACTCAGTAACCCAGCTAGTTTCACCGCAAGCCTGTTAAAACGAATCGAAAGAACCGGACCTATCGACGATCATTCACTGATAGCGATTAGATATCGAGTCATCTGATGAGCTAACCACCTTCGGGTGGTTTTTTTCGCCTAAATTTCATCACAGAGCAACCTCACAAGGTTACTGCGTAATGAAACTAAGGGAACATCATGGCAAAAGACACTGACTGGAGAGGCATAGAGCGTGATTACCGTTCCGGCGCTCTTTCCATCAGAGAGCTTGCCAAGAAATACGGTGTAAGTGATACAGCGGTAAGAAAGAGGGCAAAGGCTGAGGAATGGCCTAAACACGAACTGGTTCGCAATGTAGGTTCGCAGGCAATTAGCGCGAACCAGAATGAGAACCTGCGAACCAAACATAGAAAGCCAGCGGCTCACGTTGAAAGTGAAATAGATTCAGAATACCCAGCTGATGAAAACGACGAACCCGAATTCACATTAAACCTTGAGGAGTACGGGCTTAATGATATGCAGGCTCGTTTCGTGAGTGAATACCTGATCGACCTGAATAGCACGGCTGCGTATAAAAGGTCTGGGGGCAAAGGAGAGGGCAATACGGCTTACGTGAACGCTTCACGCATGTACAGGAATGCTAAGGTTAGCCGGGCCATTCGCGATGCATTGGACGCCAGAGAAAGACGGACGCGAATAACCCAAGATGCTGTGCTGAAATGGTGGTGGGATATTGCCACAGCCGATGCTAGCCAAATTACTGAACTACGCCGTTTGTGTTGCCGCCATTGCTGGGGGTTTGGTTATCAGTATCAGTGGCGCGATGCAGTCGAGTTTGAAGAGTCCCGGTTAAAAGCGGTAGAAAGCAAAAAACGGGAGCCTTTAGACGTTGGCGGTTACGGTTTTGATGCCACCCTTGATCCTAACCCTGACTGCCCTCGCTGTAATGGTGAGGGGGTTGGGCGCACTCACTTTCACGATACACGGGATCTGCGCGGTGCAGCTCGTCGCCTGTTCTCTGGAGTGAAAGAGGGGAAGTTTGGTATTGAGGCCATTACCCGCAATCAGGATGAGGCTTTAAAAATGGTTGCCCAGCATTTAGGTATGTTGAAAAACAAAACAGAGATTAGCGGCCCTGATGGTGGTCCGGTTAAAACTGAGACAGTAAATATGACCCCAGACGAAGCCGCCGAAGCCTACCGTAAAATGATGGGCTAATTTTGGTAAGCATCCAGAAATAGCCCGTTAGATTGATAAATTCTCTATGCAAAATAGAGTGTATTTTATGCATGATTTATGCACTCAATTATCTAACTCCCTGACACGTTAACCCTGACAAATAAGCCTCTCACGCTGCTTGTTCGATGAGTGCTATGCGCTCGGTGCGGGTAACGGTCATTATGTTAAAAAGTCCTAAAATTCACACATTTATCGAGCAAAACCCAACATGCCTATTCCGTTCCCTTTTGACTTCAAAAACCCGGACTACATGCAGGTTTTTGAGTGGCGAATGGAGCGATTGCAGCGCATTCGTCAGCAGCCTGAATTGTTGCCGGTTATGAAAGCGTTTTACAAAGACAACCCCGCACAGTTCATTATTGATTGGGGCATGACAGTAGACCCCCGCAACGTTGAGCGTGGATTGCCAGCCCGTATCCCGTTCCTCTTATTCCCAAAGCAGGAGGAGTGGATCGAGTGGTTTGTTGAACGCTGGCGTAATGCTGAACCGGGCATTACCGAGAAAACCCGTGATATGGGGATGTCGTGGCTGACCGTTGGTATGGCCTCCTCACTTTGCCTGTTTAACCGTGGTGTGTTTGCCGGGTTCGGTTCTCGCAAAGAGGAGTATGTTGATAAAATCGGCTCGCCTAAATCGCTGTTCGATAAAGCCCGTAATTTCATCTCTCTGTTGCCAACTGAGTTTCGCGGTGGCTGGAGCCTAAAGCAGCACGCGCCACACATGCGTATCTTATTCCCAGAAACTGAATCAGCCATGACCGGCGAGGCGGGTGACGGGATAGGGCGCGGTGACCGCACCAGCTTTTACATAGTCGATGAATCCGCGTTCCTGGAGCGGCCTTATCTGGTCGATGCGTCTCTGTCAGCAACCACCAACTGTCGGCAGGATATATCAACGCCAAACGGTATGGCTAACTCATTCGCTGAACGGCGGCATAGCGGCAAGATTAAAGTATTCACCTTTCACTGGCGCGACGACCCGCGCAAAGATGATGCCTGGTATCAAAAGCAGGTTGAGAATCTCGACACCGTTACCGTGGCGCAGGAAATTGATATTAACTATAGCGCCTCTGTTGAGGGCGTATTGATTCCATCCGCATGGGTACAGGCAGCAATAAACGCGCATGAGGTCTTGGGTATTGTGCCAACCGGCCAGCGCTTAGGTGCGCTCGATATCGCCGACGAGGGCAAGGACACCAATGCCTTTGCCGGTCGTCACGGTTTCTTACTCGAAAGCATCGAAGAGTGGTCGGGAAAAGGCGATGATATTTTCGGTACCGTACAAAAAGCCTTTGATATTTGCGATGCACAAAACCTCGAAACTTTCCGCTTTGATACCGATGGATTGGGGGCCGGTGCGCGTGGTGATGCCCGTGTTATCAACGAGCAGCGCGAAGAGCAACGCAGGCGGCATATTGTCGCCACGCCATTCCGTGGTAGCGGCGGTGTAACCGATCCCGATGATGAGGCCATTCCCGGCGATAACGGTCAACAGGGGCGGCTTAACAAGGATTTCTTTGCGAACGCCAAAGCTCAGGGCTGGTGGAGTCTGCGCACCCGGTTCCAGAAAACGTATCGGGCGGTTAAGGAAAATATGGAGTTCGATCCCGATGAGATTATCTCCATCCCGAAAGACCTCAAAAACCTGACCAAATTAACCTCTGAATTGTCGCAACCCACCTACTCAGTCAATGGCGTAGGGAAAATTGTGGTGGATAAAAAACCTGACGGCACCAAGTCACCCAACCTGGCGGATTCTGCAATGATTTTATATGCACCAATGGATAATGCGCTGGATATCTGGCTACGGCTCGGGGGGGCGTAATGTCGAGAAAACGTAAAGTAGGCAAGGCGTCATCACCCCAACGAACCACTGATAGCTATCAAAACCTCACTGCTCGATATGGACTGCGAACTGAGAACCAAAGCGCGGATTATAGCTACCAACCGAATTGGACCTCCCGCAACCGCCAACTGATAGAAAACGCTTACCGCTCGTCTTGGCTGGTGGGCGCGGCGGTAGACACCATCGCAGATGATATGACCCGCAAGGGGATTAACATCACCTCCAAGATGGCACCGGATGCCAAGATGCGAATAGAGGGGCGCTGGGAAGAGTTATCCCTCTGGGATGCTCTCAACGACACGATCAAATGGTCACGGCTGTACGGTGGGGCAATTGGTTTCATCATGATTGACGGCCAAGCGCCGGAAACACCACTACGGGTAGAAACCATCGGCAAAGATGCGTTTAAAGGGCTACTGGTGCTCGACCGTTGGATGGTTAACCCAACCATCAGCGAACGAGTGACCGAGATGGGGCCAGATCTCGGTATGCCTAAATATTACCAGGTGGTGACCACCGGCGGCGGTATCCCGAGCATGAAAATTCACCACAGCAGGGTGATTCGCCTTGATGGTGTTGGCCTCCCGTATCAGCAGAAGCGAACAGAGAATGAATGGGGCATGTCGGTAATAGAGCGGCTGTTTGACCGGTTGCTAGCGTTTGATAGCACCTCGACCGGTGCGGCACAGTTGATTTTTAAGGCGCATCTACGTACCTACAAAATCAATAAGTTTCGTGAGCTGGTCGCGATGGGGGGCAAGGCCTTTGATGGGCTAATGAAAAGCATGGATATGATCCGGCAATTTCAAAGCACTGAGGGCCTGACCCTGATGGATGCCACCGATACGTTTGAAACGCACAGTTATGCATTCGGTGGATTGTCTGATGTGATGGCGCAGTTTGCCCAACAGATAGCCGGTGCCATTGGTATCCCGCTGGTGCGCTTGTTTGGTCAGTCTCCTGCAGGGTTCTCAACCGGTGACGCTGACCTGGCTAACTACTACGACAATATCGGAACTCAACAAGAGCGCCGTTTGCGTCGTCCACTGCGCCGATTATTCGAAGTGATCCACTACTCCGAGTTTAGTTCGCCACTGCCAGACGGTTTCTCATTTGATTTCAACCCGCTGTGGCAGATGTCGGAACCTGATCGGGCTGACGTCGCGGAGAAAACCGTTAATACCATTAATGCTGCAATGGACTCAGGCTTGCTGACGCTGCAGGGTGGCATGACTGAACTCAGGGACAAAGCAGGCATTATCGGTATCGGCTCCAGTATCAGCGATGAGGATATAGAGAGTGCGAAAGACATCGACCCGCCGAACCTCGGCGAAGGCGCAGATCTCAACCCGCTTGAAATCACGGCGCGCGGAAATTCAATATCAAACGCAGCTACGCAAGATAGCGCGAATGGTCGGCGACATCGTAAATGGTACTTACGATGGTTCTAATGATTCCGTCTATCACGTTATGGATAGCCTGAACCGCTATTCAGACCTGATTGATGGCTGGGCCAGAACCACCGCCAGTAAGATGTTCGATGCCATTAATGCAAAAGACGTGGCGATGTGGCGCAGTAACTCGCAGGAAATATCAGCGGGTTTGCGCCAGATAGTGGAAAACACCGCTGTGGGGCAGGTGGCCCGTAACATCGTGGAAGAGCAGATAAAACTCATCAAGTCGCTGCCCTTGCAGGCTGCAGACAGAGTGCAGGACATCCATAATCAGGCGCTAGAGGCGGTAATCACCGGTGGGCGTGCCGAGCCATTCGCTAAAGAAATTGCCAAATCTGGTGATGTGGCAATATCCCGCGCCAATATGATCGCCCGTACAGAAATAGGGAGGGCATCAACGGCACTAACACAGGCCCGTTCACTCTCTATCGGTTCCAGCGGTTACATCTGGCGCACCGCCGAGGATAGCGATGTTCGCCACTCACATCAGAAAATGGAAGGTAAGTTTGTTCGCTGGGATAACCCGCCGACCCTTGACGGTATGACGGGCCATGCGGGCGCATTACCTAACTGCCGTTGTTACTGCGAAGTCATCATTCCGGAAAGATAACCCATGCAATATTTCTATAACTCCCGCCTGGGAGAAACGCGCTTCACCATGAGCGACGGTGGCCTATTGTGCAAAGACGTACCAATAGGCCGAACAGGGGTGCAGCTTTACGGTGGCGAAGAACTGGATGATATCGAGCCTGATAGTGATGGTGAGATCTTAGTGGAAAGGACGGAGGATGAGGTCTTTCGCCCTGAAACACTCGCCAGCTTTGAGGGAATGACGTTCACAGTATCTCACCCCATCGAAGATGTAACACCTGATAACTGGGGCCGTTACGCCGCTGGACACGTTCAAAACGTCAGGCGCGGAACAGGTGACCAATCAGATTTAATGATCGCCGACATCGTGGTCAAGAAAGCCGAGGCCATAAAGGTGATTCTTGAAGAGGGTGTTGATCAAATTTCGTCTGGCTACGATGCCGAATACCAGCAAACCGCAATCGGCAAAGCTCGTCAGTACGACATCATAGCTAACCATGTCGCGCTCGTTCCCACGGGTCGCGCAGGGAAACGCTGTTCAATTGGAGATAGTAAACGTATGACAATGAATAACACCTGGTTCGCCAAGCTACGCCGGGCAATCAAAACCAAAGATGCCGCCGCGATGGAGGAAGCAATGGAAAGCGCCCCGTCAGAGCTAACCAGCGATGAGGGTACCGGCGAACTGCCCAAGGCCATCAATATCACCATTAACCCACAACAACCGTTACCGAAACAGGAGCCTGAATTAGATGCCATCGCGACTAATGATAGTGGCGATATCGAAAGCCGTGTTGCTGCTATGGAAACGACCTTAGCCGCGATTCTGGAGAAGTTAGGCGCAACCACCGACGCCGACCCAGACGAGGAGGAAGAGGGGCGACGTATTACCAGCGATGCGGCTTATCATCAGGATGTGGTTTCCCGCGCGGAATGGATTGTACCCGGCATTAAATTACCCGAGGGGGGAAAGCTGGCATCCTTTAAACGAACCGTATTAGATGCGGCGTTTAAAACCACAGAGGGTGAGAAGCTGCTGAAAGGTATTGTTGGCGATAAGCCCGACTTTGCCAAAATGCCGAAACTCTCCCTTGATGCGGCATTCATCGCGGCCAGCGAGATTGCCAAAGGGCGGAATAACACCCAGGTGAACCACCGAACTATCGATTCTGCCGCACCAAATCGCCGACCTACCGCCGCCGACCTCAATAAACAGAACGCCGCGTTCTGGGCTAAAAAAGGAAACTAATTCATGACAGCATATTTATTCCGGATGCCTGCGGGCATTGCCGGGGCAGTGTCGCGCCCGCAGGATCTAACTATTGAACCGGTACTGATTAATACGGCGAACCCATTTAGCCAGTACGGTCTGGCCGGAAAGTTCAGCGGCAATTTCTTTGTACCGTTGGATGAGGATGATACCGCAGACAAAATCGTCGGCATCTTTGTCCGACCATTCCCCACCACCTCAACGCCAGACAAGGTGCGTCAAATCGGCACCGGTAACAATTTTGCCGGTGATGCGCTAAAGCGCGGTTACCTATCGGTCAATATCGGCGCTACGGCAGCGGGTGTGACCAAAGGTGCGCCGGTCTATATCCGTATCGCCGGTGCTACAGACGCTAGCCCGTTAGGTTCCGTGCTGGCCACAGCGATTGCTGACACTACCGTGGTGCTGCCTAACGCTTATTTCACGGGTGCCGGTGATGCTGCTGGTAACACTGAAATCTCCTACAAGATTTAAGGAACAATCAATATGATCACTTACGACAGCCAGCGCACCATTGATGCCAGCGGCGCATTCCTTATTGGGGAGCTGGAGCGATTAGACCCCGAGATTAACCTGCCGTTGGTGGGGACGACTTACACCCGCGATATTCAATTCCGTGAAGATGTGAATATTGCTGATGAGATCAGCTCATTCACTAAAACCGGTTTTGCTGCTGCGGGTACCGGCGCTAATCCAAAGGGTAAGAACTGGATCAGCCAGGAATCGACAGCACTGGCAGGCATTAACTTGGATATCGATAAAAAGGGCTTCCCGCTAACGTTGTGGGGTATGGAGCTGGGCTGGACAGTAATTGAGTTAGCCGCAGCGCAACAAATGGGCCGCCCAATCGATACGCAGAAATATGACGGCATGGTGTTGAAATGGCACATGGACGCCGATGAGCAGGTCTATCTCGGTGATACCGATCTGGGCGTAAAAGGTCTGGCTAACTACACTGGCGTAGCGATTGGCAACGCAACTAAGTCGTGGCTGGTTTCTACCGTGGCTGAGATTCGCGACTCCATTAACAAAGTGCTTTCCGATGCTTGGGCGGCGTCCGGCTATACCGTGGTACCGAAAGACCTGCTGTTACCCCCTGAGCAGTACGCCTATCTGGCGCAGGTTATTGTGTCTGATGCGGGTAACCAATCTTTACTGACCTACCTGACCACTAACACTATCTCTTTCCACCAGAACGGTATCCCTCTGAATATCCGCGCGGTGAAGTGGCTGAAAGGTGCGGGTATTGCGGGTAAAGATCGCATGGTGGCCTACACCAATGACCGTAAATATGTGCGTTTTCCATTGGTACCGCTGACCAGCATCCCGATCCAGTATCGTGGATTGTGGCAGTTGGTGACCTATTACGGGAAGCTGGGTGTGGTTGAAGCCCCATACATTGAAACACTGGCTTACTTCGACGGCATTTAATAACTCTGATGGCCTCGCAGGAGGCCAGTAAGGTGAAATGATGAAAATTGCAGTACACACCGCGTTTAAATTGTCGCTGGCCGGCCAGCCGGATATCGGTTTTCTGGTCGGCACTCATAAGGTCACGAAAGAAGTTGCCGAGCACTGGTTCACTCTGGCACATGCCGAGGTTATCGACGGCGAGGTTGAGCAAAGTAACACCGACCTGCAAGCCTCCATCCTTGAGATGCAGAAGCAAATCGATGAACAGGCGCAAGCGTTGGCTGATCGTGATAACTCAATTATTGAGATGCAGAAGCAAATCGATGAATTGACTAAGCCGAAGGTGAAAGCAAATGGCAAGGAACAAAAACCTACCGACACCAGCACAGTTCAGGACTGATTTCCCTCAGTTTGTGAATGAGGCCCGTTACCCTAACGCGGTAATACAATTTCGATTATCACTTGCCGACAACCTTCTTGATGAGAACCTACTAGACAATATGTTTCCCTATCTGGTTGAGCTGTTCGTTGCTCACTACATCTCGTTACAGGCCAAAGATATGCAGGCAGCAGCGATGGGCGGCGGTAGTGGCTCCACCAATGGTGTTGCCTCATCAAAGAGTGTCGATAAAGTTTCCGTTAGCTATGACAACAGCGCCACGCTCAACCCTGATGCAGCATTCTGGAACTTCACCCGCTACGGGGCTGAATTTTACCAACTGGTGACGATGTTCGGCGCGGGTGGTCGCCAGCTATGAAAAGCGGCTTAAAGGTTCGGGTAGATAAAGCGAATGATGTGTTGGCGGCGCTTAAGGCCATCGGCAGGAAAGATGTGTTGATTGGTATTCCTGAGGAGAAAAGCGAGCGGGAGGATATCCCTTTCGGTAATGCGGGGATCGGTTATATCAACGAGTATGGTTCACCGGCGCAAAATATCCCCCCGCGTCCCCACTTACAGCCGGGCGTCAGGTCGGTACAGGATGAAACCACACAAAAGCTAAAACAGGCGGCGCAGGCGGTTTTGGCAGGTAATCAGGCCGCAGCAGATCGGGCGCTAGAGCAGGCGGGCACCATCGCCAGTAATGCGGTGAAACGCTATATCACTATTACCGGCTTTACTCCTTTAGCTGACAGCACTATCAGTGCTCGATTGCGGCGCGGTCGCACCGGGGATAAGCCACTCATTGACTCAGGGCAATATCGACGGGCAATAACTTTTATCGTGAGGGACAAATATGCCAAATCTTGATGTTACCGATGTGCTGTTTGATCCGGATTTCTGTGACATGTCACTGGTGGTCAAACGGAACATTCAGACGGTCGATGCTGACGGTTTTGCCACCAACACCGTCACCGAAAAGGGTTTTGCTGGTGTGGTTACCGTAGACCGATCGCTTGAGTCGCGCCGGATGATGTCAGGGAATGTCATTGGCGGCGCAATCCTTATTGTGACTATCGAGCGCCTGACTCAGGGGCAGACCGGGCGTGATGCCGATATCGTGACTTATCAGAATCGCGATTATCGCGTGACCTTTGTTGACCCCTACACTGCATATGGCGCGGGCTTCGTTCAGGCGCACTGTGAATTACTGCCATTCGATGGAGGAATTCCCATTGAGCAACAACAGCAGTGATGAAGCCGGATGGCTAACGCCACTGGCTGACGGCCCCGCTTACGATGAGACGCTGGAGCGGCAACTCAGTCAGTGGGTGAGGGGTGTGTCCGGGCTGGCAGATGGTCACGTTCGCCCGCGATGGACAGCCGTGCAATCACCGATTATGGAGGCTGATATCAATTGGTGTGGTTTTGGGGTTATCGATATTCCTGACGATGCCAGCCCGGCCTTTGAGAACCAAACCGAAAACAGCACCGAGTTATGGCGACACGAAGAGATCGAATGTATGGCAAGTTTCTACGGCCCCCATGGACAGCGCTATGCAACCCAATTTCGCGATGGACTGACCATCACCCAAAATAATGACGAACTGGTGAAAATGGGCCTTTCTCTGGCCCGTTACAGCCGTATTAATCCCTTTCCCGAACTCATCAATAACAAATGGGTTCGTCGTTTCGATATCACTATCAAGCTACGCCGTAAAGTCATCCGCGAGTACGGCATTAAATCGCTGACCTCCGCACCCGTTAAATTCTTCGGAGAATAACCATGTCGCAGGGATTACCTGTTTCTAACATCGTCAATGTGACGGTGAATATGGCTGTGCGTGCTGCCATGGCGCGGAACTTTGGTTCCCTGCTGGTGGTTGGCCCGTCGCCTGTTATCGACGCTCACGAACGCCTGCGCAGCTATTCCAGTGCGACAGACATCGCATCTGACTTTGGTCTGACAGCACCTGAGTATCAGGCTGCTAATTTGTACTATCAGCAATCACCACAACCGATTGATTCTTTCGTCGGTCGCTGGGTGAAAGAGGATGCGGCCGGACTGTTGCGCGGGGCAATTTTAAACCCGACGCAGCAGCTAATGGCTAACTTTACCGCGGTTTCTGACGGTGCAATGAAAATCACCGTTGATGGTGTTGAAACCGTGGTGGCGGATGTTGACTGGACCGACGAACTGAACCTTAACGGTATTGCTGCCAGAGTCGAAGAATCGCTGCTTATTGCCACTGTTGAGTGGAATGGTTCCCGCTTTATCATCACCTCCAAAACCACCGGCAAAGACTCAGCAGTCGGTTATGGCTCGGCCAATGCGACCGGTACCGATATTTCTGTGCTAATGGGATTGGTTGAGAGCGCCGGTGCGCTGCCGGTTCAAGGTCTGGCGAGTGAAACTATTCAGGCCTGCATCTATAAGCTGGCCGACATGTCTACCCGCTGGTATGGGCTGGTTATTGCTGATCCGTCATTAAGTGATGTGGACGTGATCAGCATTGCCTCGTTTATCCAGAGTGATGATGTGTCGCGGATTTACGGACATACAACACAGGTAACGAGTGCGCTGGATGCGGATATTGATACCGATATCGCCAGCAAACTGAAAGCGGCTAATTATGCCCGTACGTTGGTGCAGTATTCCAGCGCCAGCCCGTACGCTGTTGCCTCGATCTTTGGCCGGGCGTTTACAGTGAACTTTAACGGCAATAACACCACTATCACGCTGAAATTTAAACAACAGCCGGGCATTACCGCTGAATCACTTTCTCAGTCGCAAGCTAATGCGCTGAAAGCGAAGAATTGCAACGTGTTCGTCAATTACGACAACGACACGGCCATTATTCAAGAGGGGGTGATGTGCAACGGCGATTTCTTTGATGAACGCCACGGCCTCGACTGGTTGCAGAACTACGTCCAGAACAACCTCTATAACCTGCTGTTTACCAGCACCACTAAAATCCCTCAGACAGACGCTGGCGTAACTCGCTTACTCACCAACGTAGAGAGGTCGCTGGATCAGTCGGTCACTAACGGGCTGGTGGCTCCCGGCGTGTGGGGGGGTGATAGTTTCGGCGCGTTAGAAACTGGCGACACGCTGACCAAAGGCTTTTACGTGTACGCACCGCCGATGGCATCACAGGCGCAGGCTGACCGTGAAGGGCGTAAAGCGCCGGTGATGCAGTCTGCCATCAAACTGGCCGGTGCTGTTCACTACGCCGATGTCATCATCAATGTTAACCGCTAAGGGGCTGATTAATGTCAACTTATAGCTTTATGGATATTACCGCCTCCATTGTCGGTGTGGGCGGTTCATTCGATCTGGGTTATGGCGCAGCCGTCGCCGAAGAGGGGATTGTCACATCGATGATCGAGAATAAAAACACCATGACAATTGGTGCGGACGGGGAAGGCATGCACAGTCTCCACGCGGGGAAAGGTGGCACGTTGACGGTGAACCTGCTGAAAACCAGCCCAACCAATCGCAAATTGTCGGTCATGTATAACGCGCAGGCACAATCGAGTGCAACCTGGGGCAATAACATCATTCTTATCCGCAATACCGCCAGCGGTGACACGTTTGTCGCGCGTGGCTGTGCATTCCAAAAGCAGCCGGATTTCAATAACGCAAAAGACGGTGCGCTGGTGCCGTGGGTATTTGACTGCATCAAGGTTGATCAACTGCTGGGTACTTTTTAAGGGGTAACTAATGGAATTCACGATTAAAGGTATTGAGTACCGTTCTCAAAAGCTGGACGTATTCGCGCAACTGAAGGTATCACGTAAGCTACTACCGCTACTCGCGGGCATCGTTAAGGACCTGCGAAGCGGCACGGTGACGATTGAGACGGCGTTACCCAGTATTGCCCAGTCGCTTTCCGATATCAGCGAAGAGGACTGCAACGCCATTATTCACCCTTGTTTAGAGAGGGTGTCGCGTAAGAACGGCAGCGCCTATAACCCGATTTTTACCGGTGGCGAAGTGATGTTTGATGACATTGATCTGATGGCAATGCTGCAAATCGTGGGTCGGGTGGTGGGCGACTCGATGGGAAATTTTTTGCGCGAACTCCAAGAGAGCGAACCATTGGCACTGTCAGCGGATTGATGCTTGAAACCTTGCCGGGTGGCGAGGATTTTATCTTGCGACCGGTAAAGGTATTTCACATCGACCAGAAAGACCTTGATAGCGGTGCGGTAGACCTGTGTCGAATTGCGCTACTGAACGACTACCTTGATATCGAGGCAGAGAACAAAGCAAAAATAGACAAGTGGAGAGCCGACAATGAGTAACGCTGAAACCATTAAGGATTTTTTGGTCAGTCTTGGCTTTGAACTGGACGAGGCGGGGGAGAAGAAATTCTCCGCTGTGGTCGCGGGCGTCACGGCCAATGTGCTTAAAATGGGCGCAGTTGTTGAGGGCGCTGCGCTGTCTGTAGTGGCGTTCACCGCGAAGGTTGCCAGTGGGCTGGATAATTTATATTGGGCCTCACAGCGTACCGGTGCCACGGTACAGGGCATTAAGCAGGTAGGGTATGCCGTTTCACAAATGGGTGGGAGTGTTGATGGCGCACGGTCTTCACTTGAAAGCCTGTCACGTTTTATCCGCAACAGCCCAGGGGCAGAAAGTTTTCTAAACCGCATGGGCGTACAGACCCGCGATGCGAAAGGCAACATGCGGGATATGGCTACCGTTTTTACGGGGGTTGGCCAGAAGCTCAGCAGCATATCGTATTATCGCGCCAATCAGTATGCGCAGATGCTAGGCATTGATGAAAATACACTGATGGCCATGCGGCGTGGTCTGGGTAACTTCAGTGCGCAATATTCGCAGATGACCAAGGCCATCGGTTATAACGCCGACACCGCTGCAGTCAGCGCAAATAAATTCATGACCTCTCTGCATGCTTTCGGTGAAATGGCGGGCATGGCCCGAGACAAAATAGGCTCAAATCTGGCTGATGGGCTGGCAGGGGAGGTTGATTCTCTGCGCAAGCAACTTCTCGATAACTGGCCGAAGATTGAAATGGTTTTGATGAAGGTTATCAAGGGCATTCTCTGGGCGGGGGACGCGGTCACGCGCGTATTATGGCGCACCGGTCAGGCGGTCGGTGATGTCATCAACTGGTTTAAAAAGTTAGACCCGGTCACGCAGCAACTCATTATGTTGTTTGGCGGTCTGCTGGTGGCATGGCGTTTACTCAATACTGCGTTCCTGACTTCACCCATAGGACTGGTGACGGCGCTTGCGCTTGCCATATTCGCACTATGGGAAGACTACAAAACATGGAAAGAGGGCGGGAATAGCCTGATTGATTGGGGCGAATGGGAGCCAGAGATAACCGCCGCACTCAAGGGAATAGATGATCTAACGAATTCCATCAAAGGTGTCGGCGTTGAGATCGCCAGGCTGCTCAACATTAATTTGAAAAGCTGGACGCTAAAAGGCGATATCGAGAACCTGACGAAGCAATTCGGCGAGTTCGGCAAGATGATATCGATGATCGGTGACCTGATTAATGCATTGAAAGATGGCAATTGGGGTGAGGTAGCCAGGATAGGAAAAGCGTTGTTAAGTCAGGGCAGCGATCAGCCAGATGCCATGCCTTCGGTAACCGATAGAGCTAATAGCCACGCCGATTGGGTTAAGGATAAAACAGGCTTTGACCCAAGGAGCGTTGGCAGGTGGTTTCGGGGAGAAAATAACGGGGCAGAGCCTGAGCAACATGCGCAGTCAGTAAAAAGGCCAACAGCGTCGGCGTCAGGCGCAAATCTTTTAAGTCGGTTACAACCCACCCTCACAAAACTGGAGGCATTAAACAACCTGCCTGCGGGTTTATTGCGCAGTTTGGCAATGACAGAGTCCAGTGGTAACCAGTTTGCGCTAGGTCCAAAAACCAAATATGGGCAAGCAAAAGGGTTATTCCAGTTTATGGACCCTACAGCGAAAGACATGGGGCTTAAAGGCAATGACGTTTTTGACCCTGAAAAATCCGCCGCCGCAGCAGCGAAATATCTCAGCATGCTCTTGAAGATGAATGGCGGTGATTTGGATAAGGCGCTGGCCTCCTATAACTGGGGGATCGGCAATGTTCAGAAACACGGATTAGACCTGATGCCACAAGAAACCCGCAATTACATTCCCAAAGTGCGCAGTAATATGCCAGGTGGGGGACTCCAGCAGGAAACTAACATTCATATTCACGGCGTATCTGACCCTCGCGAAGCTGCAAGGCTCACCGTGGAACGTCAGAAGGGTGTGAATTCACAGTTAACCCAACAACTCCCGAGGGTGCCAGGATAATGGATATTCTTTCTGCTATTTTCCGGCAGCAGTCTCGACGGATAGGAATTATTATCCCGTCAGTGGTTGTATCGGAGAAACATTCTGATGCTCTGGAAATTACGGAGCATCCTGTCGAACGTCCAACGACCAATAGCGCGTCTGGTTTTATTGCCGATCATGCGTATAAGCGTCCTAGTGAAGTCACAATGGAGCTGGGCTTTGCGGGTGGTGGTTCGTTATTGGATTTCGTGGATACATCAACCATCGGATTGAGCCTGGGTAAAAGCCCGGGAGAGGTCTATCAGGACATCCTCGATTTACAGTCCAGCAGGAAACCATTCGATGTTATTACCGGTAAGCGGAAATACAGCAATATGCTTATTCGCGCTATTGAGGTGACGACCGATAAAACCAGTGAAAACGTGTTGATGTGCGTTCTTACACTGCGTGAAGTGATTATGTCTCAAACTGAGTCTGTACAGGTAGCTGATAAATCAGATATGAAGGATGGCGTCAGCACGTCAGGTATCCAGAACGCAGGCACTAAATCCACCACACCGGTTAATGAGTCAGTGCTTAAATCAACGGGTTGGTTTGATGGGCTTAAAGGGACATCACTTGGAAACGCTATAGGTATCAGATGAACATAACCGAGATCCCACTTACTCCGAACAATCAGCAGTTCCGCATTCAACTGGCTGGCGTGACTTACACCATCAAGATTGTCTGGCGGGATACCGCTGGCTGGATAATGGACCTGATGGACAGTGGTGACGAAATACTTTTGTCTGGCGTACCTCTTGTTCCGGGCGTTGATTTGCTGGGGCAATATCCAGATTTGGGTGTCAGTGGCGCGATGGTTGTTGGCTGTGACAATGGTTCCCCTGAGTACCCGACTAAAACTAATCTTGGCGGACGCAGCCACCTCATTTTTGTACAGGAGTAAACATGTCAACTAACTGGATGCGCCATTTCGAATTGCAGATTTTAGATCTGAATGGAAAGGGTATTTCACTTTCTGATTTCAAAGTTACTTTCCAAATAGAATGGGCGGATACAAAATGGCCGCGTGTGGCGAACGTGAAAATTTACAACCTATCGACGGACACTACCAGTAAAATCATCGGGCAAGAGTTCTCCAAAATACGCATTATCGCAGGGTATGATGGTATCGCGCCAGATGTGGGTGCTAGTCAGGTGGGCGTGGTACGGAGTGTTCCTGAAGGGCTGGAGGGGCAAACTGGTGACCAGAACTATGGTCTTATTTTTGACGGTGATATTCGTTTCACGGTGACAGGAAAAGATAATATCACTGATTCATGGGTGCTCATCCAGGCTATTGGCGATCATGAGGCATTTCTTTTTGCGCGGACTAAAACTACCATAGCGGCTGGATATACAGTGGCTGATCTGCATAACGTAACGATGCAGGGCTTCAACGCGTTCGGCGTTACTAAGGGCATTACTGGCAGTATGCCAACAACTGTTTTTCCGCGTGGTCGCGTACTCTATAACGCATCGCGTAACGTCATGGATAACATTGCCGCGCAGTGTAACGCAACATGGCAGTTGGTGGATGGGCAGGTGCAGATGGTTCCCGAAGATAAGTATATTCACGAAGCTATCGTATTGAGCGCTGATACCGGACTTGTTGGTATGCCACAGCAAACTATGGGTGCGGGGGTGAATGTACGTTGCTTGATTAACCCCAATATCCGCATTAACGGGCTTATTCAGTTGGATCAGGCATCTGTATACCGTACGACTATTGGCAACAACGAGGTTGCTCAGTCACCAGACCGAATTTCGGAGATTGATGAAAACGGCAATCGTGTGTTAGCTGGTACCACTTCACAAGCTGCGAGCATTGCGACGGATGGCGTTTATATCGTGAAAGCCATCGCTTATACTGGCGACACAAGAGGGCAGGAATGGTACATGGATTTGATGTGCTTCGCGCGCGGTACGCGGGACTTAGTCAATCAGACTGCTATACAGAAAACCAATTATTGAGGTGTTGAACGTGAAGCCTATTTTCGGGATTATCCTTGCGGTTGCTGCGTTGTTTTCTTTCCAGGCATTGGCTGATTCGCAATGTGGGGATTTCAAAGTTCACTGGGCAGATGACGGACTCGCACGAATTAATGGCGCGAAACCAGAATCGCAAAAAATAACCTTCCTGAAAGCCAAAGACGATTACAACAATGTCAAAATTGAGTGGCGCGTGGCTACTGACCAGCCCGGCCGATGGGTCGGAATGGAGTTTATCGGACGCGATGGTAAAGCTATCCTCAACGCGCAATGGCTACAAGCCAGCATGGATGCGCCGCGCCAGTATGCCACTTACGACTGCGTTAAGGTTAAATAGCACACTCAATTGTGCTTTTTGACGATCTCATATTGGCTTGATCTGGTTTTACTATCAACTTAGTTGTACAATTAAGCTGATAGTAATTTGAAACAGTCCAAGGAGCCCCCGATGATCACCCTGACCTTTTCCGATGCTCGTCAGAAATTTTCCAGCGTACTAGATACCGCCGTCAATCAGCCCGTGACGATTACCCGCCGTTCAGCTCCTGATATGGTGGTCATCACTGCTGAGCAGTTTGCAGAGTTACAGCAGGCTAAATTTGATGCGTCTCTTGCTCGGGTGATGGGCAAGCCAAAGAATCAGGCCTTGTTCAAGGAACTTGCAGATAAATGATTTTTTTCTTATCTGTTGAGCAGGTCATAGCCATTCACGACTGTCAGTTAGAGTCTTATGGTGGCCTGGCAGGATACAGAGATATTGGTCTTGTTGAAGGAATGGTGGCCCGCGTTGAAAACCTTCATGCATACCAGGGTGAAAGTGATTTGTTTGTGCTGGCCGCGTCGCTGTTGCTTTCAATAGCTCGAGGGCATGGCTTCAATGATGCAAATAAAAGAACTTCTGTTGCATCAGCAATGGTATTTCTGGATATGAATGGTGCACCCATAATTCCGACAGAGGGTTTCGCTGACTTTGTGGTAGAAGCGGCGCAGGGAATTCATGATGTGCATGCTGTAGCGCAAGAGCTGAAGAGGCTCACAAATTAGAACCTAACCACTGTAACGATCAACCAAACCCGCTTCCTGGCGGGTTTTTTTATGGAGTTTTTATGCCAATCCCTACTCAATCCCAAATCGGTGGTGAACAGCAAGCTGCGCAAGCAATTGCTGATTCTATCTCTACCCAGCTAAGAGTTGCTATGCCGGGGATTATTCAATCATTCGATACTGACGCCGTAACCTGCACCGTTTTACTCGCCATCAAAGGTAATGATTCTGGAATGTCTGGAGATAGTGAATCAGTAGACTTACCTCTCTTGGTAGACGTCCCTGTAATTTTTCCACGCGGCGGTGGGTGCACACTGACATTCCCGGTCAAAGCTGGAGACGAGTGCCTGCTGATATTCTCCGATCGCTGCATAGATTTCTGGTGGCAGAACGGCGGTGTTCAGGAACCAGTAGATTCCCGTCAGCATGATTTATCTGATGCATTCGCCATTATTGGCCCTCAGTCGCAGGCAAAGAAAATCAGTGGTATCAGCACCAGCGCTGCGCAGTTTCGCAGTGATGATGGTGGTGCGTATGTTGAAATTAACCCCACAGACCACACCGTCACCGTGCAGACATCAGGCAAGCTGATAGCTAATGCGCAGGGTGGCACTGAAATCACTTCGCCAACTATTGTGCTAAACGGGGCAGTGACGATAAACGGCTCTCTCAGTCAAGGGATGGGGGAAAGCGGTGGTAATGCCAATATGCTTGGCCCTATTACTGTCACTAATGATGTCACTGCTGGCGGCATCAGTGTCAAATCTCACAAGCACGGCGGTGTGCAAACGGGTGGCGGCGATACCGGGGGGCCGATATGAGGTATCGCAGAGAGGACGAGAGCGGCGACTACACATTCGGTCAGGGTGATAACACTTTTCTGATTGACTCCCCTGAAGCGGTCGCTCAGGCGGTGAAAACCCGCTTTGAATTATGGCGCGGCCAGTGGTTTTTAGATTTAACCGAGGGTACGCCTTATATCCAGTCGGTGCTCGGCAAGCAACGGTCTGATGTTTATATACTTGCTATCCGTGAGCGTATTCTTGATACGCAGGGCGTTAATTCGATATTGGAATTTGAAGCAAATTACAACGGCGATAATCGCCGCGTCACTTTCACCGCAACAATAGACACCATCTACGGCATCACAAACGTTACCAGCGAGGCATAAATGTTAAACCTTGATACGTTAGGGCTGAATGTAATTGTCAGCGCCACGGGGATAACTGCTCCCGATTTCGAGACTATCCGCAGCACTCTGGTCAGTTATTTCCAAGAGATTTACGGCAGCGATAGTTATCTTGATGCTGACAGTAAAGACGGGCAAATGGTCAGCATTTACGCGCTGGCAATCCACGATGCGAATAATAGTGCAATTGCGGTATATAACTCATTTTCCCCGGCAACGGGGGTAGGGAATGGCCTTTCCAGTAATGTGAAAATCAACGGCATTAAACGTAATGAGGAGACTAACTCTACAGTCGATTTGCTGATCACCGGTAGTGTCGGGCTAGTGATAACCAATGGCGCGGCACGTGATGCTGATAGCGTTCGCTGGGATTTACCGGCCAGCGTGGTTATTGGTCTGGCCGGCACGGCAACCGTAACGGCCATTTGCTCTGTACCGGGTGCAATTGTTGCGCTGGCCAATACAGTGAATGAGATAGCAACACCGACGCGGGGCTGGTTAAGCGTCAATAACCCAACAGGAGCAACTCCGGGTAAACCGGTAGAAATGGACGCAGAGTTGCGTGTCAGACAGTCGGTATCAGTGGCGCTACCGTCGCGCACGGTGCTGGATGGTATTTTAGGGGCTATCGCGGGTATCAGTGGCGTTGAGCGCTATCGCGGCTATGAGAACGACACCAGCATTACCGATGGTAACGGCATACCCAGCCACTCGATCTCTATCGTGGCTGACGGCGGTGATGCGACAGAAATTGCACAGGCTATTGCACTGAAAAAGGGCCCAGGCTCGGGGACATACGGCACCACCACAATCCCGATTAAAGATAAATATGGCATTGTTCACCCGATTAATTTTTTCCGAAAAGGCACCGTACAGGTTTATGTCAGATTAGAAATTAAGGCGCTACAGGGCTATACATCCTCAATCGGAACCGCAATTAAAAACTCAATAGCGGAATATATTAATGACATCGAAATTGGCGAACCGGTACGGATTAAGCGACTTGATCTGCCAGCGCAATTAAATGGCAGTATTGAACGGCTGGCTTACGATATCACTCTTTTAGAAATTGGCATTTCCCAAGATGCGCTATCTGAAAACAATATCGAGATAGCATTTAATGACGCAGCGGCTTGCGTACCGGAGAATATAACCTTACTGGTGACTTAATGAGTGAGACTAAATATCAACGTCTCATCACGTCCTATCACAAAAATAAGTCCAAGTTTTACGATCATATATCCCTGATTACCGCGCCGTTCCTCGGCATCCAGCAGACGACAAACAAACTCACAAATGACTTTGACCTTGATAGCTCGATAGGCAATCAAGAGGATGCGGTCGGGCGGTGGGTGGGTATTGGCCGAAATGTTAGAACGCCAATAACCGATGTCTATTTCTCGCTCGACACTGAGGGGCTGGGGTTTGATTTGGGAAGCTGGAAAGGACCGTATGACTCACTAACAGGCTTTACTCGATTGGATGATGAAACATACAGAACGATACTGCGAGCTAAAATAGAGGCCAATCACTGGGACGGTACAGTCGAAACCCTCAGCGATATCTACCAGGGTATTTTTCCTGACGGGCGCACAAAGATATTTGCCGTCGATAACTTCGATATGACAATGACTATTTACATTACCGGCGAGCAAATCTCATCTGTAATGCGGGCAGTCATTGCTCAGGGATATTTAGACGTTAAACCGGCTGGGGTGGGTATCACGAATTACATTATTTCAACTGAAGTCGGTGCGCTATTCGGCTTCGATTTAGATAACGAATATTCCCGAGGGTTCGATAGTGCGTCCTGGGGTACAAAATTAAGGGTAGCAAATGGCTAATGAAATTCTCCCGTTCGGCCTGGGTGCCGAGTCTAACGTAATGACACAGGCAGAATACGAAGCGATGTCCGCGCGGTCGGGCGGCTTCTCGTCGGGCGTGGCAAAGTCCGAGCAGCTCAATAAAGTGTGGCGTCAATCATCGTTCGTAGCATCCGTTCTTGCCGATTTCATTGCTAATCAGTCCGGGAATGACGTGCTCGATAATGGCAACACGCAACAGCTACTTGATAGTTTAGAGTTGGCAATTAAAAAGTATTCATCAGATAACTTACCTACAGCGTCATTATTACAAAAAGGTATCGTGCAATTAAGTAGCGCGACAAACAGTGACAGTGAAGCGCTGGCTGCAACATCAAAAGCTGTTAAAACGGCAAATGACGCTGCCCTGAAAATCGTGAATAACTTATCTGAAATAGCCGCGGCGGGACCGAACGCTGTGCTTGCTGCAATCACAAATCTCAATTTATTGACGACAGTAAATAATGCAAATGGGGCATTGCAAGTAACGAGAAATCTGTCTGATTTGAATGATGCAGCAGCAGCAAGAACAAACCTGGGGCTGGGTGGCGCATCATCGCTGAATGTCGGCACAACAGCGGGCACAGTAGCGGCGGGGAATGACTCACGAATAGTTAACGCATTACAATCTAATTCTAATTTATCAGATGTACCCAACAAGCCAGCCGCGCGGGGAAATCTTGGTCTGGGTAATTCATCTGTTCTGAATACAGCTAATAATGCAGAAATGGCGGCGGGGTCTAGCACTACACTACTTCCCACCGTTGCTGCTGTGATGAGCTTATTCTCAAAGCGCTCACTCGGCACAATAGATTACATCCGCATTCCGGATGTTCCCGGTGGAATATTGATACAATTTGGCACAGTTGGGGTGCCACCCGGCACAGGACAAAGCACAGTATCAGCTAATTTTGCAATCCCATTCACCACACCCCCGCGCGGCTTTTCAGCCACGTGCTACGGTGGGGCAAACTATTTCACATTCGGTGCTAATCCAACGATTACGGGCTTCACTGGTTTTGCATTTGACCGCATTACAACCGCCGCAACACTCGGTACTGTATTTTTTATTGCAATAGGTAATTAATATGACAGATATTACAAAAGCAAAGTTCAGCCCAGAAAATTCAATGTTTTATCCGCAGTACATGATCGATGATGGTACTTTTCATGCAGATTTACCAAATAATTTAATCGATATCACAGACGCTGAAAATACAACTTATTGGCGGCAAATGCCCCCGCCGGGTCAAATGCTCGGGGTAATAAAAGGAAGGCCAGGCTGGGTTGATTTACCACCGCCTTCAACTATAGATATTTCAGCTCAAAAAGCGGAATTTGTTACTCAAGCGAAACTCAAAAAATCAAAGCTGATAAGTGATGCAAGCGATAGAATAGAGATTCTAAAAGATAGGATTG